ATGCACATCATTGTTATTGATGAAGACGGTTTAATTTCTGGAACTCAAGGTACAGTATTAGAAAAATATGGTTTTGTATCTAAAGCTTCAGACGCTAAAGACGATTCAGGTAATACAAATTACTACAAAAATGTAATTGCAAATAAATCAAAATATATTCACTGGATGTCACACGCAGATGACGGTACTAACTGGGGCTCTGCAGCTTCTGGTACAACATTTGCTAACTTAACATCTAATGTGACAGTTTCACTATCAGCTGGTGCAGATGGTACAGTTTCAACAGCTAATGTAGTTACTGCTTACGATTTATTTGATAATGCAGAATCAGTTGACATTAACTTAGTTGTTTCAGGTCCTGCTAACCAAACAATCGCAGATAGTTTAATCACAATGTGCGAAACAAGAAAAGACTGTGTTGTATTCTTATCACCAGAAAAAGCAGATGTTGTTGATAACGCTGGTTCTGAAACAACAGATGTTAAAGCATACAGAGACACATTAACATCAACATCATATGCTGTGATGGATTCAAACTGGAAATATCAATACGACAAATACAATGATGTATATCGTTGGATACCTTGTAACGGTGATGTTGCTGGTTTAGCTGCAAGAACTGATCTTGAAAGAGATCCTTGGTTCTCACCAGCTGGTCCTAACAGAGGCATCATGAGAAACACATTGAAACTTGCTTGGAATCCAACAAAAACAAACAGAGATGACCTCTATGTTAAAGGTATCAATCCTGTTGTTACATTCCAAGGCGAAGGTACACAATTATTTGGCGACAAAACACTACAATCTAAACCATCAGCGTTTGACCGTATCAATGTTCGCCGCTTATTCATTATATTAGAGAAAGCAATTGCTCGTGCAGCTAGATTCTCATTGTTTGAATTCAACGACCAATTCACAAGAGCGCAGTTTGTGAACTTAGTTGAACCATACTTAAGAGACATTCAAGGTCGCCGTGGTATCACTGACTTCCGTGTTGTGTGTGATGAATCAAATAACACAGGTGAAGTAATTGATAGAAACGAATTTATCGGTGACATTTACATCAAACCTGCTCGTTCAATTAACTTTATTCAACTTAACTTTGTCGCAGTGAGAACAGGTGTTTCATTTGACGAAGTGGTTGGACAATTCTAATAAATAGAGAAAACAGGAGAAAATAAATGGCATTTAATGTAAACGAATTTAGAAGTCAAATGGTTGGAGACGGTGCCCGTCCTAATCTGTTTGAAGTTTCTATGCCGTTCCCTGCGTTCTCTGGACCAGGAAACGCACAAACAAAACTTACATTCATGTGTAAAACTGCACAGTTACCAGGCGCTACGCTTGGTGTTGTGCCAGTTCAATACTTTGGTCGTGAATTAAAGTTTGTTGGTAATAGAACATTCGCTGATTGGACAATTTCTGTCATTAACGATGAAGACTTTGTTGTTCGTAACGCCTTCGAAAGATGGATGAACGGCATCAATAGTCACAATCTTAATGTAAGAAATCCAGTTGCACTTGCACCAGGCGGTTATACCGTTGATGGTGAAGTAACACAGTATGGTAAAGCAGGAAACTCACTTAAGAGATATAAGTTTGTTGGCTTGTTCCCATCAGATATAACACCAATTGATGTTGATTGGGGTGCAAATGACACAATGGAAGAATTTGCAGTTACCCTATCATACCAATGGTGGGAATCAATCGAAGACGGTGTTGTGTAATAGAGTGGGGAATACTCCCCACTTTATTTTTTTTATAGGATGATAAATTATTATGGCGATTAAACTATTCGGATTCACTCTAGGCAAAAAAGATGTTGTTGTTCAACAACCATCTGACCAGCCTTCTTTTACCCTACCAAATGAGGCAATGGATGATGGTGCAGTTACCATTACCCAAAATGCTCATTACGGTACATATGTTGATTTAGAAGGTTCAGTTCGTAATGAGATTGAACTTATATCTCGTTACCGTGAAATGGCAAACCATTCTGAACTTGAAATGGCAATTGACGATATTGTCAATGAAGCTATCACACACGATAATTCTGGTAAAACAGTTGATATTCGATTAGACAATCTTCAACAACCAGAATCGATTAAGAAAAAAATCAGAGATGAGTTTAACAATGTTTTAAGAATGTTGAACTTTAATAATCTTGCTGATGATTTATTTAAACGATGGTACATTGATGGTCGTATTTACTATCATGTTGTTGTTGATGAATCCAGACCTAAAGAAGGTATTAAAGAATTAAGATATATTGACCCACGCAAAATCAGAAAAGTTCGTGAGGTTCAAAAAGATAAAGATCCAAAAACTGGTGCATTAATTATTAAATCAATTGGTGAATACTATGTCTATACAGACAAAGGTACAACCACACAAAACTATACCACATCGGTTAATTCAGGTTTAAGAATTGCACCAGAATCTATTATTAATATAAACTCTGGTTTAATGGATGCTAAGAATACTTTTGTTATTTCTTATCTTCACAAAGCAATTAAACCACTCAATCAGTTAAGAATGATTGAAGATGCTGTTGTCATTTATAGAATATCACGAGCACCTGAAAGACGAATATTTTACATTGATGTTGGTAACTTACCAAAAGGTAAAGCTGAACAATACTTAAGAGATGTTATGGTGAAATACCGTAACAAGATGGTGTATGATGCTTCTACTGGTGAGTTAAGAGATGATAGAAAACATATGTCAATGTTGGAAGACTTTTGGTTACCAAGACGAGAAGGTGGTAAAGGTACAGAGATTACAACATTACCAGCTGGTCAAAACTTAGGTGAACTTGAAGATGTAAAATACTTTAGAAATAAATTATTACAATCTTTAAATGTTCCAATTTCTCGTTTAGAACCACAACAAGGCGGTATGATTGGTCTTGGTCGTTCAACTGAAGTCACAAGAGATGAAGTTAAGTTTGGTAAGTTTATTACAAGATTAAGAAATAAATTTTCACAAGTATTTGACAACGCTTTAAAGATTCAATTAGTATTAAAAGGGATTTGTTCATTAGAAGAATGGCAAGATTTTCAAGAGCAAATCTATTATGATTATCTCAAAGATAATAACTTTACAGAATTAAGAGATGCAGAGTTACTAAGAGAACGAATTGCACTTCTCAATACTGTTGATCCATATATTGGTCGTTACTACTCAACCGATTGGGTCAAAAAGAATATTCTTCAAATGTCATCTGAACAAATTGAACAGATGGAAAAAGAAATTGAAGAAGAACAGGAATCAGGTGTTTCATTTGGTCAATCAGAGGTTGATCCAAATCAATTTCCACCTGAAGATAATACAACAGATTCGGATCAAACTGAATCACAAACCCCTGAACTTGATGCTGATGTAATTAAGTTTGGCGGAATAAATAAAGGTTAATCGGAGAATATTATGACAGATGTAGTTGACTTTGTAAATCAAATAGCCGCAGCTCAAAGTGCTGATGCTAAAGATACTTTAAATAACATTTTATCACAAAAAGCAATGGAAGCTTTAGATGGTAAAAAACAAGAAATTGCTTCATCACTTTTTAATGGTGTAGAAGCTCAACCTGAAGAAGAACCAACTGAAGATGATGTAGAAGTTGAAGTTCAGGATACAGCAGACACCGAAGTTGATGAGACAGAATAACCACAAGAAGAAGAATGAAAAGCCTAAAAGAATTTAAAGATATAGAAGATATTCTGACCGAAGAAAATATCGATATTAAAAAATTCGATATACTTGTTCGTGCCGGATTAGCAGATAAAACTAAAATACAAAGACTTCATCGAATCTTAGATAAGATGAATGAAGAACGACCTGTATTTAATCCAGTGGAAAGAAAACTTCTTCAAAATTTATTCAATAAAATGGTTGGTCTTTTAACAGATAATCCTCAAATATTTCAAAAGACAAGACGAGCTGTTAGAGAAGAAATTGAAGTTATTGAAGCAGAAACAATCAATGAGAAAAAAGAAAGCGATACACCAAAAGATCCACCTTTTGTTCTCATACTCAAAAGAAAATCATTCAGACCATATCCTAATGGAATGAAAGTTGCTTTATATTATAATTCTAAGTTAGACAAATATTTTACTGTGCCTTACGGAAAAGGTATTGACCAAAGTCCATTGCAATCCGAAGAGGTAAATGTCATAAATAGCGATGAAACTCTTGAAGAAAGTGTAATGGACACACTTCATAGTATCGTAAAAAACAAACAAGCTAAATCAGTTAAGTTTGCAAATGGTCAAACAAGAAAAGTTGACCACTATACAGCATCTGCTATGACAAATGTTCATAAAGCTCTAAAACCAGAAAATGCTAAAAAGTATGCTGACTTGGTTCATAAGAGTCCAGAGCATTTTAGAAAGGGTTCAGATTTTGCATTTAAGGCTCATAATAAAAAATGAGCATTATAGATTCTTTAATAGAGAATAAACTAGACGAAGCTAAAGAAAAAATAATTGCTCGTTTAGAACAAATTACATCAAAATATCTTGATGAAGCGAAACGATATGTAGCTGCTGATAGATTCGATGTAGTAGAAGAAACAGAAGATTTAGAAGAAGCATATAAAAGAAACCCAAACATTATTCGTATGGGTCGTGTAAAAAAGATTCGTAGAAGAATCAGAAGAAATGCAAAAGGCAGAATCGTTGTTCAGAAAAACAGAAGACGGTCTGCTATTAAAGGATACCGTATTTCAGGTAATACAGTAAGACGAATACCTGCAACTACGAGATTAAGAAAAGCCCGTTTACTAAAACGGTCATGGAAAACAACAAGACGAGCTAAACTACGCCGTTCTATGATTAAAAGAAGAATGAGTATGCGTAGAAGAAGTTCATTAGGATTGAAATAATATGGCATACGAAATTACAAATAGAAAAAGAAGCTCATCAATTTTAAGAGTTGTTGGTACAGGCACAACAACACTTGAACTTGCTAACTTAGCTGTTGATGGAACAGAAACAGTAACCGAAGCTTCAATCAAAAAGATTTTATGGTCAACAACAGGTAATATTGCCATTAAGCGTGGTGGTGTTGATGTTATTACTTTATACAATTCAGGCGAAATGCACTTTGATGAGTTAGGACATTCTATTGCAAACAACTCAACAAGTAATGTTTCAGTGGTGGTGACTACAAACGGCAGTGCAGTTATTGAAATTGCGAAATTGGCAACTTACGATCCAATAATCGAATAAGGTAAAGTAAAATGAAACTCATTAGAGAAACAGTAGAAAATGTAAAATATCTTACAGAAGCTTCCGAAAATGGTAAGAAGCGTTTGTATATTGAAGGAACATTTTTAGTTGGCGATGCGGTTAATCGTAACAACAGAATGTATAAAATGGATACGCTCAGAAATGAGGTTAAAAGATATAACGAGGAGTATATCAAAACAAATCGTGCTTTAGGTGAATTAGGACATCCTGATACACCAACTATTAACCTTGAGCGTGTGTCACATAAAATTGTTTCATTAGAAGAAGATGGCAATACATTTTATGGAAAAGCTCAAATTTTAGAAACACCATATGGTGACATCGTTAAGAATTTTATCGATAATGATGTTAGCATAGGCGTTTCATCAAGAGCTCTCGGGTCAGTAGTGCCGACTAAAGAAGGTTACAACTTAGTGCAGGATGACCTAAAACTCGCCACAGCGGCTGATATCGTGGCAGATCCATCTGCTCCAGGCGCCTTTGTAAACGGCATAATGGAAAACAAAGAATGGATGTTCATTGAAGGACGCTTTGTAGAAGCGGATTTTGATCGTGCCAAGAAAACCATTAAGAAAGCATCAGCAAGAGAAATCGAAGCGGTTGCTTTAAAACTTTTTGAAAACTATTTAAGAAAACTTTAATTTTATAAATAAAGAAATACATAAGGA